AAGGGGAAGCCGATTGAGGACTTGAAGAAGGCCCGATGGTATCTTGACCGGCTCATAGGTTTACGTGAACGTAAAGCAGACTAAGGGGGCTTCGGCTCCCTTTTTTTGATTTGGGGACGGATACGAGAAAGTTGGGGACGCTTTGGGGACGCTTTGGGGACGGATAAATATGAGGACTTCTGCGGTCCGGGACGGAAGGGACGGATAATTCTGACATGATTGGCTCTTACGACAGTAACAGTGTTACCCATGTACATTTTACAATGTTACTTACATAGGCCAACTAATGGTCGTTCAAACCCGTCCCTAGCGTCCCCAGCCGCAGAAATCCTTACTTTTATCCGTCCCGGAAGTGTCCCCGAAGCGTCCCGGACTTTTTGAAAGCGTCCCGGATGGCAGTTTTCCGTTAATCGTCGTCAAACACACCCGGCAAGTCGTCCGCATCGAGATTATGAGAGCCGACTTGCTTGGGTGGCGTGATGTCGATGGTGACTTCTTGGTCTATGGCTTCATGTGGATTTGATGACGCCAAGTTTAGCTGGCGCAGTGCATCAAGATGAAGTTGGTTCACGTTGACTTGGACCGCTGCGGTCGGCTTGGCTTGGAACTTCTCCGGAGCAGCAACACCAGCCAGCCATTTACGCGTCTCGATCTTGAGCCTGTCAGCGTTAGCCGATACGTTGTCCGAAGCGTCGGCAATGTCGAGGCACTCGTCCGCCCATTGGTCAGCCGCGATTGCCCGCGCCTGCTTGAACCGCTCCTCTCTATCTAAGTCTTTGCGTATCCAATGGTAGAGCGAGAGGTTGCTGATGTTTAATTCACGAGCAAGGCCAGCCATCGTCATGCCGGAAGCAATCTTTTCCAGCAGCACGGTTTCGCCAACCTTGTCCAAGTTTGACGCAATGGTGCGTCGTTTAATGTGTCCAGCCATGTCTTATCCTTTAAATAGCCATATAAGCCCATATACGGCCCATAGAGAGGCATATAGGGCGATTGCTAGGTTACGGTCCCAATTGTAGCTATGCACGCTCCAGACCCCTTAGAAACGTCTCTAAGAGGATAGAGACGGGAGCGGGCACTGAACGACCGCCTTGCTCATAGTATCTTATCGACCTTTCAGACAGCCCGATCTTGCGGGCGAGATGCCCTTGCGTCATGTTTAGCTTCTCGCGTGTTGCTTTAAACTCATCACTTGTCATTTGCTTTGATCCTAAAAACTAAAATCTAAAAACTAAAATCTAAAATCTAAAAACTAAAATCTAAAAACTAAAATCTAAATCTCGTCCTTCAACGCTTTCTCCGCATCCTCGATCAATTCGATTGGCGGGTATCGCAGATAGCAGACGTGATCGGCGGTTATCACGCCAAGGAATTCCAGATATTCCATAAGCCGGTAAGCTAAGGTGGCTTCTGCACGTTCGGTATAGTTATCAAATGGTTCGTCGTCGTTGTCGTTCATTTGCTCGCCCCTTGCTCTTTAAGGCGCTTTGCTTCTGCGAACGTCAGGCCGTCGGCATTGCGTAAGGGCCAAGCGTTGTCGGATGATACGCGGCTTTTGCGGCCCATTGGCGCGGCTTGTTGTGGCTTGATCATGTTATGCCCCCTTCAACATGGTTTTTAATTCGGCCTTAATTGCGCGGGCGGTATCGCCCTTCCATGAAGCGGCATTAGACAGAAAATAGCGAACAACGGATTCGGCGTCATCATAGTAGTACTTATCCCGGATCGTCTGCAGGCTATGCATCGCATCAAGATACGGAACCGCACCAAAATAAGGCTTGGTCCAATCGCGGCTAATATCGCGGGCGATAACATTTAATGTACGGTTCATTTTATTCTCCCTTACTGTTGTAGGCACTAGCGCCATAAAGGCCGCGCCCTATTGATCGGCGCGGCTAATATGGTGCTAATTGTTCTGCAGATATCCGCATTTCTTAATTTCAACGCCTCGGTACAACATGCCGCGCTTGAGAAAATCAAAGCGCCATTTGGCTTGGCCTTGCCTTAGATTAGGCCAAGCGATCTGTTGCCCGTCGGTTAAGATCGCCCAAGCTTTCCAGTTATTTGTCATTTGTTAGCCAGCCTTTCGTGAATGATTGTTTCGATTGCTTGCGCTCTTGCTTGCTCTTGCGTTGTGTTGCCCCATGAATGAAAGGCCAATGCAAGGCGGACATTTCGCAATTCGCGCATTGGCGCATTGCAATAGGCCTTGCGCTCTTGCGCGATTAATTCGGAATAATTCATATTAATTTACTCCCATTGCAACGGCGCTTGCCTTGCGCTTGCTTGTCCCGTGAGCAGGAAAGCCAATAATCGAAAGCCTATCAATCTTGGCGCATAAGCCGCAAGTTGTGCAATTGACGTTATCGGACAGTACCGCCGGGCAGATTGCCACCTTGCGCCCGCTAGGCGTTTCTGTTGCCGTCAATTGATCGCTAGGCAACACAACAACAACTGGCCCTATTTCCAGATCCGCCAATTGATCCGCCTCTGCCAAGTTATCCGCCGATAGGTTAACGGCAAAGCCTTTAGAATTGGCATAAGCGACGCTATGGGCGTTTGCTTCATGTTGTGTATCGGCATTAACCGACACCGGCTTATGCGTATAGGTGAAGCCGCGCTTGCCTCTGTTAGCGTTTATTAATTGGTGCAATGCCGTTGCGTCGATTGCATCGCCAGTCCCCGGCAAATCCCCGGCTTGATTGTGACGCCATAACGTGCCTTTAGGTAGCTTGGCTATTTCTTGCATTGCGCTATCCCATGCTATGCCAGCCTTGCGCTCTGTTACCTTGCGCCATAGCAAAGCAAGCGGCCCGCTATCGGCAAAGCACCCGTTGTGCTTAAGCGGACAAGCTTGCGGGCAAGATTCCTCTGACGTTGTGGTAACCGGCATGGGGCCAGTCTTTGAATTGCGGCTTGTCCTAGTGAATTGTATCTGATGCATGTTACTTCCCCCTATTATCGTTGCGGCTAGCGTACGCTAAGCCAGCTAACATGCTAGCAATCCAGATAAACGCAAACGCGTTAAACGGAATATATTGCGATAAATCAAAAGCCATTGATATTCTCCCTTTTGCTATTGATACCCGCCAATAGGAACAACGTGCCGGTTCAGTCAATCGACTAAATTGAAAACAATTGTAAACAATATACTATAAAGCAACCGGCACGATATGCCGCTTTAAGAAGGGAAAAAGGGATCGCCGCGCTTGCGTTTTCGCGTGCCTCCGACGCCATTTGGTCCAGCACTAAAACACTATTACAGTCTGTAACCCGCAGAAATGCGTGCCTTTTCGGCTATGGGGCTTGAAACGGCCGTTCAATCCTACCCCCCCGGCCCCCGCCTCGCGCGGGGGGTGTATATGTACAACCTAACGGACATGGAGATGTGGCCCCACCCCCCGTACCCCCTATGTTTTACGCATCCCCAGCCAAAAAAATTCTGAACTTTTTTGCTTGCCAAGTTGTAACAATAAAGTGTAACAGCGATGCACAACCAAAAACGGGAGAAATACGTTGGCTATTTATGGATACACTCGCGTCTCGACTGAAGACCAGATCGAGAACACATCGCTCGACGATCAAGCACGCCAAATCCAAGGCATCGCGCTCACACACAATTTGGAACTAGACCATATCTACGAAGAGCGGGGCGTCTCCGGCGGTGTCCCGCTGCTACGCCGAGAAGAAGGCTGCAAGCTGGCGTTCCTCCGTCCCGGCGATACCGTTATAGTATCGAAGCTAGACCGTATGTTCCGCGATGCGCGGGACGCGCTCAATGTCATCGGCGACTGGGAGAGCGCCAACATTAATCTCATCATCAACGGCTACGGCAATGTGATGGACAAGGCCAACCCGAACGGACGCTTCATGCTAGAGATCATGGCCGTCTTCTCAGGAGAGGAGCGCCGCCGCATCAGAGAACGTGTCACCGCCGGTAAGAGGGCCAAGAAGTCACAAGGCGGATACGTCGGTGGCAAAGTGCCGTTCGGCTTTAAGAAGTCAGGCACAGGCCGCAAGGCCAAGCTGCACCCAGAGCCAAACGCGCAGGACGCGCTCATCACCATGAAGGCCGCACGCGTTAAAGGTCATAGCTACCGCGATATTGCCATTATAGTTGCAAAGCGTCATGGTATCACGGTAAGTCACCAAACAATCGCACGAGTAATCCGGGGAGATAAGAATGACGAAATCTGAGCCAAACTTCTTTTTGGAGTTCCTGAAGAAGTACCGCGATGATCCCGTCGGGTTCGTGCGCGATATTCTGCGGACTAAACCGGACCCGTGGCAAATCGAGTTTCTGAAGGCGATTAGTTCGGGGGAGCGTCGTATCTCC